CAACCGGCGACTTGTTTGGGCGTTCTAGGGCGAGTAGCCGGAGGCGTCAAGCGGTTCCGGCCGGTTTTTTGAAAATAGTTTGCGAGGGGCGAAAATTTTACCGGCGCACATTGCAAACACAGGTTTTGGACAAACCTGCGGCGCGCTTTGGCCCGATAACGACAGGAAGGAATGGTGGGTGATAAGAGACTCGAACTCCTGACATCTTCGGTGTAAACAAACACACCCCCACGCAACATATTGTAATCTATTGGCGGGAACGCTTTTTATTTATAGCGTTTGCGCCATATTCACAATCTGTTCCGGTTCACACAGGTTCAATGAACCAGGGAACACTTCGCAAAATGCTCAAATACATCTGGCGTGTGAAATCGTCATAAGTGAACCTTGTCGGGCCAAGAATTAACCGCCAACCGGCTCCCACCCGCATCGCCGCACGCCGGTGGTGTTGGTCTTCAGGTCTTTCTTGATGTTCTCTTTGTCATGGACCAACCGCCAGTCGATCACCTCTTGCGATGGAAACACGCGCGGTTCCTCGACATCGCAAAACAGTGGACCGGTCAACGCCACAACAGCGTCACGGGCGCAACCAGCGGTTAAGCTCACGGCGAAGATCATCATCAGACTTTTTGTCAATCGCTTTATCACTTTCAATATCCTCTCGAATGTCAATCACGACACGTTCCACAGCCTCGCTTCGCAGTTGCTTTTCCCGCTCGTGTGCGGCGTCTGCCCTGATCAAGTAAAACGCCGCTACAGCAGCCAGCGCGGCCCCTATGGCGAGGTATGTGCGCAGGCCGATCACTTCGGAAACTCCCCGCGCGCACCAGCTTCCAGCATCCGGCGAACAGCCGCACCCCACGGTTTGCTGTCAGAATATTTGTAGGTCCAGAACAGCCCCCCACCCGCGGGCGGGGTTGTCCATTCATCCAAATGGATGCCGCCTGTTCTCATCTCCAAGCCGCAAGAGCCGTATCCTTTGGCCAGCCAGTATTGCCCCAGCTTCGCCAGTTCCTTGCCGAAAATCTTGCGGCCATGAACATAGATGTAGCAGTCAGAGGCCCGCCCACCATCGCCGTAATCGTCATGCCGAGGTGATCCTGTGCGCACCGGGTTGCCATTCAGATACCACGCCTTACCGCGCTTGATGGCCCCCAATCGCCGCGCGTCTGCCAAAGACATTTGCCCACCGGAATACACAGCGATCCGGCAGCTTGGTCCGTAAACGGCAGTCGTGGCCTTGATCAGATTGCGTTTCATGTTTTCGGTGATCGGCCTGTTGCGGGTGGCCTTTTGGTTGATCATCACCAGATGTGCTGTGACGCCACCGGCGGGGCCGGGCTGTGGAATATTGATCGCCTCAAATGAAGCCCGCCGCGTTCCTGCGCCAAAGTCACCGTCGATTAATCCCGAGTAAAACCCGCCGTCACGCAGCGCCCGTTGCCAGATTTTCACATCACGTTTGCTCATTGGCCCTGCTCCACTCGATCACCTTCGTAATCAACAGGTTGTTCCCGCAGAAAGCCGCTGGCGAATACCCATGCTAAAAACAGTATCACCGCCCAGCCAAATGGGTTGTTGTGGCGTTCAACGGCGTGCTTTGTATGTTCCATTATTCACCTCCTAACCGCTTCCAAACCGCTTTTTTAAAGCCTTCACGGTCCGACAATACAGAGGTGCTGACATCCAGCACCATCCAGCCCAGAAAGATCAAAGCGCCGGTAATAAAATTAGGTGAGTTGACGCCTGACCAATCGACTACCTCTTGCCCAATACTCAACCCAATCCCCACAGAAATAAGAACGATAACGGCGCGTTCGATAAACGGCTTCCCTTTGTGGCGATAGAAAACCCACATCGCGGCACTTACCACCATGATCCAGTATTTATGATCGAAGTCCATTACTTCTGCCCTTTCGTTTGGCCATCCCCAGCCTGTTTAGAAACTACGTCCGGTTTCGAACCAAATCCCGCCACGGCGGGTGAACTCAATCAACTGGTTTGAATTCATGGTCACGTCAGCCGCAGTGGACGTGCGGATCAAACCTGAATTGTATTTGATGGTTGCATTTGTGCTGCCCCAGATACGGATTACCTGCCCGTTGAACCCGTCTAGAAAATTCGTCACGTCGGTTGCAACCGTGTGTGCAAACGTGAATACCTGTGGCACGCTGTTCGGGGCCGGAGTGGCTACCGAGGGGGTTGCTCCATCCAGCAGGATACCTTCGGCAATGATCAGCTGATCCAGCGGCCCGTTATCAGACCAGCGCTCAACGAAATCAAACCACTTGACCACAGCCCCGGCATAGGCAGCCTTGTACCCGTTACGGAAATCGTTACCGATCAGGCGAACCCTGCAAGTTCCGCTTTCTTTCCAGACTGCGAAGTCATAGGCGACCTGCGCAGTGTCATGCACTTTGTTGCCTTGGAATGTTGCGGACATGCTGTAGACACTTGCCCCGTCCGCACTGTCCATTTGAATGGCACCGAACGCATAAGTGCTACGGCCTGTGTAACCATTCCCCATCGAACAATTCCGTACGATCACACGATCCAGATCAGCGAACGACCACTTGGTAAACGTCGGATCAAGGTCACTCGGCGGTCCATAGTTTGACCTGTCAAAGTATAGAGCCGACCTGTTAGGGTCTGTCGGGTCTGCCCAATCGGATTGCAGGATAACCCCGCCGATGTAGAAACCCTCGCCAACGCATCCGTCGATAACAGTACCATCAGCGCCAGTGGCAACGTAAGCAAAGAAGTTCATCGCCGCAAAGCCCTTCGCCCCCATGACCATTGTTCCGACTGCGCCGGTGTTGATGTTGAAAGCCGCCTCGCCGCCCAGATATGTTTGAACGTCTACCGTGTCGTTAAAACTGGAACACTCCGTCGAACCGTAGCAGAACAAAATGGCAGTAGATTTGAAGTTTTTGAACATGTTGCCGGACGCGGCACACCGGTAGCACCCAGCCGTTAGCTGGATGCAGCGATGGTTCTGTCCCTCGCAATAATTCCCTGCGAAGGTGCTGAACTCTGTACCGTTGGCCACCCACGCATACGATCCGTTGATAAACGTGGCCCCGTTAATGCGCATGTTGGTGACGGGGACAGTGGCGCGGGCCAATGCGCCGGACGGAAAATAACCCCCGTATGCCGCAACTGTGCCCGTGCAGTGGATACCGATCCCGCGCTGTGTGGGGGTGTCATATCCAGTCCATTTATACCCGCGAAAATCACAGTTGGTCGAACCGGCATCTGGGCGAATACCGATGTGGTTCAGCAGCGCATGGTTCGTATAACCGTAAATCTCGACCCCGCCAAAGTGGCTGTCCACCAACAGCCCCTCGATCCCGATCAGGTCACCGTTTGCCATGTTCATGCGCACATCATAGCGGCGGCCAGATATGGCTGGTGCGGCGGTCACGTTCAGGCGTGGGGCAGCAGTGAGCGCTACATCACCGACCCATTCCGCAGCGGATAGGTCGATATCACGGACACCGGCACCTACGTTGATCGTGCCGCATTTCAGCGTCCCAGAACCACAGGTGATCGAAACGCCAAACGCGTCCGCCGCATCAAATGCCCGTTGAACCGTTGCGGTTTCGTTTGTGCCGTCGAGGGTCACGCCGAATTGAGCCAGATCAATGATTTCGCCATATGGCCGCAAACCATCCACGCCCAAATCATACGTCGCGCTGGCTGTGCCCGTTGCAGCAGGATCGGTAATATATTTCAATCCTGCCAGCGTGACGATCGAACCGGCAGGCTGCGCCGCCAGCGATGCCGCAGACGCAGCATCCCTTGTGGCGTAACCAGAACGCGCTTCAAGGGAGTCCATTTTTTCAATGATCTGGTCGCGGTCAGGCTCGTGATCTGGTGTTGGCGGGTTTCCAAGCCAGATTTCTTCGTTCGGCAGAACCATGTCTACACCTCTTTTATTGTTAGATTGTTACAGTGACAGGGCCGGACAGCGGACCTTCGACACCGGATTCATTGATTGGCGCGGCCCAGTATGTGTGATCACCGGCACCAGGTCCGATGTCCGTCCAAACATCAGAATTGCTTGGAATGCCGTATTCCGTGCGCACCAGGGCAGCATCACCAAAGGCCGTGCTGCCGTCTGCCCGCCAGATGCGGGTTGCCGCATAATTTGGATCGTTCGGCGCAATAAATGTCACATCTACATTCAGCACATTTACGGATGGCTGGAACGCATCCAGCGCCACAGGTGGCGTTGGATTAGCCACAACAGAAACACTGATCGGCGGGTCAGGTGACCAATCAGACACGCGATAAGCAGACGTAACATTTCGGATTTGCGCAGTTGCACCGGAATCCGCAAGGCTTGTCTGTATGTAAAACGACTGCCCATCCGGCACATCGACAATCTGTGAAACCGGTGTGCCGTCCTGACCGCTGACAACCAGCATCAGGCGCTGGCGTAAACTTGGATCCTGATCAGGCCAGGACCATTTGACCCCGCCGCCCACGAACGCATCAGATGACAGCGTAACACCCGTTAACCCAACAACTACCGGAACAGTATCATCAGACTGCACCTTGTTAAGTTTTGGCGGTTCAGGCTCATCCGCCAAAGCATCCGGGTTAAAATCGGATGGCTCGACAGAATTTGCCACAATGTTGAAGGTGAACCCGCCTTCGTTCCGGTATAATTCGCCAATTTCGAAATATTCAGACACGCCCATTTCCGCGTTTTCCACACGAATAAACCTCTGACCCTGCAATGCGTACCCCAGCATTCCAACGGTGCCCTGCAGCTGGTATTTTGGCCGCTTTGTTTTGGCCAATCGCACGTTCATGCGCCACGTTTGATTGTGACTTGATGAAAATGCCAGCGTCGGGGTATCGCGCACCTGACGTTCGTTTTCCTCGACTACAAACGGGGCTGATGACGCCTCGCGCCAATTGTTATTCGGCTCTGTATAACTGGCGGCAACCTCGGTCGGCGCGCCTGATCCCCACGACCCCTGCGTCATTTCAAAACTGAAAAAATCAGCCTGTGTCAGTGTGATTTCAGGCTCGATCCAGCGCCCAACCTTAAACCCGACCTTGCCGTCTGCCCGTTCATAAATGAAAGCATCACACGCACCGGCCAATTGCGCCCGCTGTTGGTCAAACTCCATTTCATCACTGATCGTACCATCCAGACGCCACCGCGGCTGTGTCGCCCCTGAACGGTTTGTTACAGGTTCGTCACAAACGTCCGCCTCGATCGCAACCTCATCCCAATCAACAGACTGGCCAAGAACAGCCGTCAGCCAATGCGCAATGATCAGGGCGGCGTTGCGGGTAAATCCAAATGTGTCTGTGCGCGGATCATAAATGCCGTTGTGCCCATCAATCACCGGCGTATAGGCACCTTGGCGCCCAGTCGGGTAAATCTCGCTGAATTTTGACTGCGGTGGACGCCGCGCCCATATATGCGCACCAGACAGACCTTTGAAATCATGCGCCGCCGTGATTTCTGAAAATGCCGCAACCAGTTCTGCATCAGCTACCTGATCGCCATAAAATGGGCGAATTCTATAATATCTTGCCATCGGCGCCGTCAGTACCAAACCATCAGAATCTATTTCGACATAACGCTCATCAAGATAGTGTTCGACTATCCCTTCAATCGGATGCGCCGCGCTGATAACTGTGTAATGACGTTTCGACCCAGACGTTCCAGTGACTACATCAACATGCGGGGAAAACGCTGTAAATCCAAGCGGCCCACCCTTGCGGGTACGCCCGAACACCCATTCTGCATAAGTGATCGGCTGCGCGAAATTTGCCATCCGCGCGGATGGCGCCGGAATATTTGGCTGCGGCATAAGTGCTTTGCTGATGTATGGCAGACCCGCCGAGACCAACAAACGCCCAACAATTGTGCCGCCCAGAAACTCGCCGACAGCAAAACCGGCCGTCCACGCCCCAACCGCAGATGATGCCAACCATGTGCCAGCGCCAAGGGCGTTCAATGCACCACCAATAAATGCGGTTATAGGGTCAGCCGCAGCCCTTTGCGGTGCAACAATAGCGGTGGACAACATCAATGCCCCGATGATCGCGCTACGCTTCATATCCAACATTCCAAAATGCAATAACCTCGACCATTTTAGGGGCCAGTGTTGTTACGCCGCTCGGCCCCTTGCAGGCCCAGGCACTGCCGGTCCACAGACCGCCAACCGGCCACGGATCGGCCACATCGCGGCGCCGGATCACAGCAATATCACCGGTCCGCAATTCATTGCCGCGCTGCAAACCGGCAGTGGCGGCGTATTTGTCGAAAACCGCGACAGGATCACGCATAAATCCCGTTTCGCGCTGGCATGATGCCGCATCGAAATAGGTCAGGCGCACATCTGCCATCGGGTCGGTTCCGGTCACGACCTGCACCCAATCGGCCAGAACCGTGATGCAATCAGTCACACCCCAGACATGCGGGGACGCCATCCAGCGGTGCAATTCCTGAAACAGCGGCGTCATCCGAACAGCTTTTCTTCTTCGAAATCCACAGTCGGCATGAATTCAAGCGACGGGTTTTCCTCGCCAATCAACTTGGCGTGGCCGTCTGTGTTCATGATAATCCGCCGCGCCGCCTTGCGATCCTCTGACCAGCTTTCAAATCCCAATGTGACAGACCGGTCCAGTGCGCCGCTTGCCCGGAATGACAGGGTGCGCATCGTGCGCTGCAGCCACTGCACAGGCGGGGTTGTTGGCGCATAAAATTCCTCGGGCGCGCGGATCGGCTGCCAGTAAAATGTGATTGGCCGGCCATCCACATATTCAATCCCCAGACGTTTTATTTCAGCAATCAAATCCGGCTGATCAGGATCCTGAAAAAACGACATTCCAACACTGCCTGACGGGGCCACACCGTCAATCGCGCTTTGCAGGCGTGAAACGGTCAGAATGGTTGACCCCAGCCATTCCTTGCCGTTCACATCTATGAATTTACCATCGGTTCCAGGCATGAACCCGAAATCACCATCCGGCGTGTTGATATTGCACAGGTCAAGAACCCCGACGACATCATCGCGGAGGTCAAAACCTTCCGGTATTGCAGTCATCTGTTCAGATACTCCACCATTTTCATGCTTGGATTTGACAACCTGTTCCGCCCATATGATGCATTTCCGCCATCTGAATTTTCTGGGTAAAACAGCCCGCGCGCCCGCAGGTTGATCCGCGCACCGGCGGGAATATCGCCGCGAATTGACGGCTTGACAGTCAGCGCATATTGCGAACCACCATGATCGCGCACAGCCGTCACAATGAACGGCCAATCATCATAACTCATTAACCGGCCCGCCGTTGGCACCGCCTCACCGGCAGGCGTTTCGACAATCACAGATGTGTCGCCGCGCGATGCCCCAGCCGGACACAAAACAAACGGCTCGTAGGAATACCCTGCCCCACCCTGAAAAACCGCGCCGCCATCATGTGGAACGCCGTTCGGCGGCGACTGCGCTAGGAAATCCAGTCCCTGCGGATCGAACATTTCAATCCGGTAGATATTGATTTCGCCCATAGCGGCAGCATGAACAGCCCGCCATTTTAGAATTTGTTCGCGAAAAACCTTGAAATCGAACGTGCCTTCCCAACGCGGAAATGCACTAATCACGGTCTGGTAAATTCCGGTCTGCCCCTCACCTGACCGCTGGCCCCGCCAGTTGATTTCCCAATCGAATGACTGGATGCGCACGATCAGGCGAGGGATGGTAATTATTTCACGTTTCATGTGCTTGTCCCGCGCTCTGATAGGGTGTTTACTGACCCACGCAGGCCCTTTTGCTGCTCGGATGTGGCAACGCCGACAATCTGAACCGTTTGCATGGCAGACTGGTTTACGGCCTCGGCCACGATCCGACCCTCGACATCTGGTGACATTTCCAAACGAATAACGGTCGTTTCCGCCGACCCAGTGCTGCGCACGCCTAACTTACCGCCGACACGCTCCAGCGGCATGATTGCCTCCGGCCCAGCCTCTCCCATAATCCCGACACCGCTGCCCATCTGAAATGCAGTTGTTGAATTGACGATTCCGCCATTTGCAAAGGCAGAAACCTTCCCATTCTGAAACACGTTTCCGTTAGCACTGAACAGGAAATCCAGCCAGCCACCGCCGCCGCCACCCAGCAAGCCTGTGAACATGTTATTCAAACCGGCAGTCAACCATTTATCTGCAAGTTGCGCCAACATTTCAGAAATCGCCTCGCCTGCAGTTTTGGAACCATTAATGATGCTCTTGAAAAAACCTGTGGCCCCATCCGCCGAACGCTTTTGTGCATCCGATAGATTGTCATATTTTTTGCGCAAACGGTCCAAATCTGCATCAGCCTGCTCGCGGCTGATAATACCGGCATCCATCGCATCATTGATGGCCTGCTCGGCATCGGCAAATTCTTTTGCGGACTGATACGACGAATCCAGACTGGACCGTACCCGGTCATAGGCCGCCGCAAGTTCATTCGCCGTTGTGACAGCGCCGCCGCCAGACGAACCAGAACTTTTATTTCCGATATTCCCAAGCGAATTATCAATTTCGGTCGTATCAATTGGCGGCAGCTTAATTGCGGCCAAGGTTGGCTTGAAAGTTGAGCCGGTTACAGACGACGCGGCACGCTTGCGCCCCCGCTCTGCTTCGGCCAAGGCCGCTTCGGCTTTTTGCAACCGCGCCTCATACCGCTGGACCTCTTCGTCCATTTCCTCGGACATGCCTGTTTCATCAACCCGGTCGCCTATTTTCGCACGGCCAGCCGTTTGGAATGCCCTGATACGCGCCAATTCTGCACGGGCTGCGTCAAACGAACTCTGGGCCAATGTGTAGTTGTCATTTGCCAACGCAATTGCCGCCGCACCGGCCGTGGGGGCGCCTGTCGTTGAGAACACACCCAACTGCTTATTTAATGCAGAAGTGCCGATTGCCGCATCATAGGTGGCCGTTTCCGCATCACCTGCATTTTCTGCAAAGGCGTAAAACAGCGCCGCACTACCACCCAACAACCCAAGAACAATGGCGAATGGCGCAGCGGCTACAGCCAGCGCACCGGCAAAGGCGGAAATCCCGATGGTCGCCAAACCAGCCACCGCCACCAATGGGCCGATCACCGCTGTCAAACCAACAATCAGCGTGCCAAACTTCAATATCGCCGGGTTTGTATCTGAAAGACCGCGCAGGAATTCGGTCAACCCCTGAACCATGCCCGTCACCCACTCCAGAATACCGCTACTTGCAATGGCAATTTTCAACCCCTCATAGGCACTGCTCAATGAAATCAGCGCACCATTCAAACCCTGCATTTGCTCGGCTGCGATCCGCGCGGCAGTGCCAGTCGAATTGTTCAAATCCTGCTCGAATGTGCGCAATGCATCAGATCCCTGCGCCAACAAAGCGGCCATGCCGGGGCCAGCAACACGCCCGAAAATGCGTAAAATGGCGGCGGTGTCATTCGCGTGCGGCTCCAGCTGCTGCAAAATATCAGACAGATCACGCAGCTGGCCGTTTGGCTTGGTTACGGAAACACCCAACCGCTCCAGCTCTGCCGTGACTTTCGGGGTCGGATCCAACAGGTTTGCAAGCGCACGCTTCAACGTGTTACCTGCCTTTTCCCCCTGAATACCCGCATTACCCAGCATCCCGATGGCAGCGGTCATTTCATTAAACCGCAGCCCTGCAGAACTCGCGATCGGCCCCAGCGGAACCATCGCCTCACCCAGTTGCAACAGGTCCATGTTTGCCGATGTGAACCCCTTCACCATTGCATCTGTAACGGCAGGCAAGTCTGAAACATCCTTGCGATACCCCGTCAAAGCATTGGAAACGATGTCTGCGGCGTCTGCCAATTCCAGATTAGCAGACGCTGCCAACTGCAAGGTTGATGGCATCGCACCGATGATCTGGTCTGTGTCAAAACCAGCCATCGCCAGAAACCCCATCGCGTCAGCGGCCTGTGTCGCCGAAAACTTGGTGGATGCACCCAGATCCTTTGCCTGCTGTTCCAACCGCTGAAAATCACTACCAACAGCGCCAGAAAGCGACCTAACACGGTTCATTGACTGCTCGAAGTCACCAGCGGCAGACAGCAACGATTTGAACCCCATGATTGCCGGGGCCGTCACCGCCAAAGTCAGACCAGCACCAATGTTTCGCATACTGCGACCGGTGCGCGTCGCACGCTCTCCGACACTTGCCAGTGCGCCCTCGATCCCGCGCAAATTGCGCTTGACGCTGGCAAAAGCCCGATCAGTGTCGTTCTGCCCCTTGATCCTGAAATTCAGCGCACTCATCATGGCATGATTATTCCCGTATCATCGAAAAATAGGCCTGCCACCCAACAAACTCGTCGGTTGTCATGGCCTCTATTTCCGAAATTGTTTTGTGAAGTCGATGCGCGACAGCGAAGGTATTAAATTCCTCGATATCGCGCTCTAGCCGTTTTTTGCAGAATCCACCGACGGCACTTCTTCCATTGCCTGGACGATACGCGCAATAATCGCTGCATCAGCTGCTGTCTCCAGCGTTGCGCGCGATTCCTCGGTATCCTCGAAAATGCGCTTTCCATCCTTATCCAATGACTTATGGATCAGGAAATTCAGCAGCAATCCTTCTTGGTCACCGGCCCGCAAACCACGATTCAATTGCTTGCGCTCGAACATGGTCAACGGGTTGAAATAGATCACCGTATCCCATTCATGCACTTCGACTTTGCGGCCGCTTTTGGCCGCAAAGTCGGATTTGATATTGTCCAGAATACTCATTAGACAATCACCGAATCTGTCAACGCGCCCTTGCCACGGAAACTGACCTTCTTGTCAACGGCAGAGTTGCGGGAAACCGCGCGCCCAACATTCAGGACCAGAATATTGCCGGCGAATTTTACCTTGCCGACAGCATCGCCTTCGGTAAACAATTCGGCTGCCAGAACCGCGCCGGAAACCAGCAACTGCTGCTGCGCATCCGCCGTATTGAAACGAACGGTCACATTTCCGGACCAACTCAACGAACCGGAATCATAATCATCCCATGCGTCGTTCAGCGCAGAAACATCAACTTCTGCTGCAGCTGTTTCAAAATCGAAATCAACAACATCACCAATAGGCGTGCCACCAATTTTCAAAATTCCGTTTTTGCCACTATGACGTGCCATCTTATTTCTCCTAGTTTTCTACGGTTGTTGGATCACCTTCGGGGGTCTGAACAACCACCCGAAAAGTCAGTTCAATGGCACCAGAGCGTTGCTCCCCGACACCCTCAAGGGTAATTTCGCTACCCAGATATTCAGCAACTTCGACAATTCCGGACACGTCCAGAATGCTCAAAATAGCTGGCTCGACAGACGCGCCATGCGCGTCCATCACGTCATCCAGATCGTCACCGTCAAAATCATTCACGATAACTTTCAGTTCAATTTCGCGGTCAACACCCCAACCGGCCATCGCCTCTTGCAAAATAACCTCGCGGCGCGCGATGACGCGAACAGCAGGTAATTGCGATCCGTCAATGTTCTTGGCGTTGCTTTTCAGCAGGGTTAGACCGGGCATGGACACTGGCAATGCGGTCTCGACCGCATTGCGCACCTGCTTGCGAACATGATCAGCCATCAGTCAGCAGAGCCGGATGCGCCCTTTTGGGGCTTTTTGTCAGCACTGATAATTTCAGCACGCTGCAGCCGCACCTTATCACCGACGGCGGATGGATCTACCTCGATCATCTGGTTGGGCGAAACCCACTTTCCATTATGTTCATGGGTGCAAACCACCCGCATTTTAATGTTTCCCATCAGATTTCCTTTCAAACCTTTTCCAACTCGATTTCAACCGTGGCGTCATCGGCTGGAGACCCTTGCGGCAGATCGGAAACAACCCGATATGCTTTGCCATTATGCGGATCCACGATATCCCCGACAGCCAATGCAAAAACGTCCCTACGGTCTGCCCGCAACACAGGCTGCACAACGGTAATTTGTTCGGATTCATAACCACCAGAAGCCAACATCGGCTCCTCTCGGAATACCGCCTCGATGTCAGTCGCTACGCCGCCAGGGTAAATTGTGACGGCGCCGCCGATAACCCCACGGATCAGACCGGCGGCACCATCAAAAATACTCGACATTAGCGAACAGCACCGTCCAACAGAACAATGCCGGTTGCAGACGGGTTCGCTGCCGCTTCCATCGCCGCACCCACCAGCGTGTTGGCCGTGGCTGTTGTTGTGACCACCTTGGCGGTATCGTCCCAATAAACCTTGACACCCGCGGTCCATGCCTGCGCAGATGTTTTTGGCAACTCGAAAACGCCGCCACGCACCAGAGAAACTTCTGCGCCGGATACGGCATCTGCCTGAGCCACACCAAAGATAGCACCAACCAGAACACCGGCACCGGACACCACATCCGCCGCCGCGATAACGGTGACAACACCGCCTGTTTGAATATAGTTTTTCATCGTTTTTCCTTTCCGTTGACCGGATTAAACAGGTTGTAACAAGGGCGGCCAACACAGCCGCCCTTGTTTCATTTCATTATTGGTCAGGCGCTATGCGCCGGGATTTTTGAACAGCCCCTGCACAGCCAATGCTGTTGCCGTTGCGTCAATCCGCACCTTGAATTCGGTGCCATCAACCGTCCAGCCATTCTGCTGGTCCAGCCACGGTGTCTGAACACCATCCAGATAACTAACCTCGATCGTGTCAACTTGTGCCGGATCAGCCGCCATAAACCAGCTAGTCCCGGACAGGCGCGCGTCAAAGATCGGCTCGGCAGCATCGCGCACGGTATTAAATGCAAAGGATTGCTTTACCGTGCCCGCCTTTGCCGTATCATCCGGCGCATATTCTGAATTCAACGACTGCAACACGACAGACCGCAGCGAAGGTGGGGCAAGCAGATATTTTGCCGGGACATTCAGAACAGCATCGCCGCTTTTCTGTGTGGCCATTGCAGTAATTGCAGTATTGATCGCCGCCTCTGATGGCGCGCTTGCGGCCCCCGCAAGGTTTTTGTGATCAGCATGGAATAGCGCAGTCCCGTCCGACATTTTCGGGTTAAGGTTCAGAATTGCAAACACCAGATCGCCAATTGTCCGACGCGCCGCACGGCCCATCTTCATCGGAACCTTGGTAAATGCATCCAGATCATCATTGATGATGGTCTGGCGGGTAATTGCAAACAGGCTGCCATAGGTCGCCAGCAGCGCAGTTTCGCCATGATCGCCCATTGTTGCATACTTGAATTCAGCACCATCTTCGACCTTTTTCAGCGAAGGAAAGGCTTCCATGCCGACACGGCGCGTCGGCTTGAAATCAGTCAGATTGCCAACAGATGTAAACTGGTCATATGTTTCCGCGATTTCCTCGAACCCGCGCAGCATCGACTTTTCACCAACATCTGCAAGGATATTGCCAAAATCGCTGGTTGTGTGCATTCCGCCAGATGCCATCGCAGGGGCAAAAGCCGCTGACGCCAGACCATTGACGCCACCCTGTGGGACAATACCGCGCGCTGACAGCATGACACGCGCCATTTCGCGCAGGGTCATACCGGTGAACTCGTTACGCTCGCCACCCGCCATATTTGCGCGCGCCAGAATGGCATTTGTAACACCGGCACGGGTGCGATCAACGCCATCAGAAACGATCTGCGCAGATGTTGAATTGATTTCGCCGCCATCCAGCGCCTTGGCCGCTTTTTCGTCCAGAATTTTGCCATATGCATCCTCGACACTTACCCCTTCACTGATCAGACCAGCGGCAAAACTTGCGGGCAGACCGGCCTGCGCCACTTTGTCAGTAATCTTTGACGTGCGCGCACGTTCTGCATCAACTGCCGCTTGCGCAGTAGTATCTGAACCACCTTGAACCTGTTGACCTGCGTCCACAGGGGTTGCCTTTTGCTTTTTAGCATCCGGCGTTTTGACATATTTAGACATGTCCGTCTCCTCGGTTGTTGGGGCGTCAGCCCCGGTTGTGCAGCCGGAGCCGCGGTTCGTAATTCCCGGCGCCATTGTCAGCGCTGATGTTTCCAGTAATTGTGATAGCTCCTGAAGCTGCACGTCAGACACCACCGAACGGTTGGCGCCTACTTGTGAAACAGTAGCGTGAAGGACGCTTGCGCCACTTCCATGAATGGTTCCGCCTTGTGCCATTGCAGGCGGGTTCAGCATCTCGACCAGCCGCGCGAATGCTGGCCGTGCCTCCGAAACCTCGTCCACCAAACCGGCATCAACAGCCTCTTGCCCCATGAATACCGCAGCTTGTGTTTTCAGGGCGTCCTGCATCGTGATCTTGCCACGGCGACCAGCCTCGACCACCTGGGCGAATGCTGTCCACATCTTGTCTGATTCACTCTGGATACGTTCACGCACTGCATCAGGAAGCGCCTGATACGGGTTCCCCTCGACCTTGTGGTCACCAGAATGGATCAGGGTGATCTTGACACCATCCTGCTTTAACTGCTGCTCGAAATCGGCGTGCATTGTGACCACTCCGATTGACCCGGCCTTACCGAAAGGCGGAACAGTGATGTGATCTGCCTGACTTGCAATGGCATATCCGGCTGACAGCGCATAATCCGACAGAAAAGCGTAAACCGGCTTTACCTCGCGCGCCGTGCGGATTTGTTCAGTCAACTCGAACATCCCGGCCGCCTCGCCACCAAAACTGTCAATCTCCAACGCCAGCGCCCGAACTTCGCTATCCTCTGTTGCCGCGCGGATTTGCGCAGCTAACCCCTCATAACTGGTCATGCCTGAACTTTCCCCGACATAGGCACCGCGCCGAACCAGTGTGCCAGTGACCGTGATCACCGCAATTCCCATATAGTTCAGATAACCACCGCGCCGCTTGACGTTGCGATAGGTGCCATCACCCAGAAGTGAACCTGCCGACGGCTCCATATTCCAGCGATCCGCAGAAACATCACCGACGCCAGCAACACTGACTGCAGCATCATCCTGAATGTTCAATATCCGCGTTCCATATGCCTGCACGATCACCGACGCCTTTTCTGCGTCAATCATCAATGGCGTGTTAAACATCCGCGTTGCCATCAGTGTCCGGTTTTGCTTGCTCATTTACTTGCCCCTTTGTCTGAACCCGCAGCCGGGCTTGTTGATTTACGAAATGACACGGAATTTTTACGTTCCCATTTACGTTCTTCCAGAATTTCGGCTTCAACCTTCACAGGGTCATCACCGCGACGGCGGATCACCGCACGTCGAGAAATCTGGCCGGCATCAACTGCCGCAGCATCAGCCTTATAATCTTTGGTTGGGTCAACAACTGGCCGTGTTGGTGGCGTCCATTCCAGCTTGTAATCACGCGGGTCAATGTCGGCGACATCCTGCACTGCCTCTTTGATCCAGTTCCCGAATTGGGCGCAGATTTGAACAATCATCAAATTGCGCTGCCAATTCTGTATTCCTGGGTCAGTATCCATGCGGCCCATCCGGCCACTGGTGTAATTCACCTGACTGTAATCGCCGGTGAACCCCTCGTATGTCACCCCCAGCGCTGCCGCGATCACCCGGTCAGTGGCCTTCATAAAATCGCCATAACCTTCAACGCTTGGCGGATTTGTGAAATCCATCTTTTCCTCGGCGCCAATGGTCAGGATTGATCCGGCAGACAGCTCCCCCATATCCTGCTCCAGTTCATCTGACTCCGTATTGGTCTGATAAACAGCCGCGAACAGGGAAGCGATTTCCTGCCGCTTTACCTGCCCATCCTGATATTTTTGCAGATCATGTAACAGCGTCATCACTGGCGCGAACCATGACACACCGCGCTGCTGTCCTGGACGTGTTACGTCATACGCATGGATGATATTCTCGGCACTGATCCGCTTTGATCTGGGCAGACCTGCACCTGAACGGCTTCCGGGGTGATACTCGAACAGGTGGTAATACACCCGCTGCCCCTGCTTGTTAAACTCGATCCCCTGATGCGCATAATTACCATTCGCCAGCGGCCCGTCGATCTGGGTATTCAGAAAATCCGTTTCCAGCACCTGCACTTGAAAATTCAAGGCATAACCATCGCTTTGGCGGCGGAACCGACGGCGAAACAAAACCTCTCCATCACCAACAATTGTGCCAAAACCAACAGATTGTTGGCCCAGCATATTTATCCTGCCATCAGCATCAAAATCAGTTGTCAGGCAATGATCGTCAATCAACCCCTCTATCATTTTGCGCAAATTATCACCGCCACGCCCATCGGAGAATTTGACAGTCGGCAGGATGCCTGCACCAACCACGCTATTGGTCAGTTGGCGACGTCCCTTCACCACCCGAGCATTATTGCGCATCATATCGCGTGCAATATAACTGATGCGATCACGATCCCAGCGCACTGCCTCGACTGCATCGGTTCGGTTCACCCGGAAATCCTTGGAACGCGCACCACGGCCTGCAGCCTGATAATGTGCCGACGACATCAACATATTGCGCTTTGTCAGCGCTGCCTCACGGCGCAAAGCGTATTGCGGCGCAATGGTCGCAATCAGACCATTTAAACGGGATGCAAAACTCTGGTTAAAATTCGCCATGCCAATCACCGCCACCCAGAAACTGTTGAAACTGGGATGATCCGTGATTTCTTGGTGGTCGCAATTGCACGCATGATCTTGGACTCAATCCGCTCCATTTCTTTCAGGTCACGGAATTCAACTTCTTCTCCGTTCATACGAACGCGGCGCGCGCCTTTGGCGATGGCCGCTTGCAGGCGGTCCAAATCGGCTTGGGTATAAGCCATTCCAGTTTCCTTTTTTTCAGAACAATTTGCGCGGTATGCGACGACGCCGCACAGGTGCTTTGACAACAGTCGGGGATTCTTCCCCGTCCAGCTTCACTGAATTGATATTATTGGCCGCATCTCGCGCCCAATTTGGTGGCGACAACCAGTTAATCTTTTCACCACCACGAAAAATGTGCTGGGCACGGGCCTGAACCAGATGGTCAATGCTTTCGTTTCGCACCATGCCTGGGCGTTTTTCCCATCCCTTTGGCCCCAACCGTTCGGCCGTAAGCTCGAGCAATTCACTTTCGTCCATCCAGATCGGCACACCGCAGTAGTTTTCTCCAACATCTTCCAGCAACAGACTGGAACTCATGGCATCCTTCAAACGATCAGTTGCCATGTTTAATATCTTGATGTCAGACGCCACACGGCGGCCCTTGTTGTTTGTGCGCTCCGGGGCCTTCAACCACACCCGATCAGTATGCTTCCCACCGGATCCACGGGTCAGATACCATCTGCCACCCTCGGCTGCCTTGCGACGGCCCCGGTAGAACTTATAGGCATTTGTCGTCGTGTTCCCGCCGCCCTGCATATCGACAGCCACCGAAACAGCCCGTAAACCGTAATCACTATCCTCGACCGGCCAGACAGTGCTGGTCAGACTTTCCAGCACAGCCCAATCCTCGGCGATCCTGTCAGGCCGTAATGTCCGGTCACTGGCACCGCTTGGTGCATCCACAGGCGGCGTATGCAATTCAAACCGGTCAATCGGCTGGTGCCTGCCGTTTTCACCCCACGCCGTAACGCCGACCGAAAAATACTTGGCCTGTGTATCCACGGAAACGGTGATATATCGCGCCCACGCTGGCGCAATCCCTTTCTGGGTTGGGCTGTCGGCAGCCTTGTCTTTCAACCCCTGTAATGTAATCTCGTTTTCCGACACCGAACCGCGCGGCAAATATGGCTGCGCCTGTCCAGTATTCATCGCTGTCTTTAATGCCTCTTCATCACCCGTCGCTGTGTATTTTTGCAATGCCTGCTCAAACTGCATGACCAAATCATTCCACGTCGAAAATGCGGCGGCGGCACCATCCATCCAGTAACTCAACAAATCGGTTTTCCGTATCTTCGGACTATCGACTGGAACCAGTGTGCCGTCCTCGGCTTCATGCAACCAGCGACCGCCGCTATTCAATTCGCGCTTCATATGGTGCCCAATCAGAACGCCACAGTGCGGGCATTCCATTTCAGCCGCCGCACCAGCTTCTGCCGGTGAAACATCCTTCGGATATTTCAACCGTTTGAATGTCGGCTCAAACTCGCCTGTGCAATCAGGACAGGTCCAATACAACCTTGCCTTTGTGCCATCTGGATACAGAGACAACACACCATAACGAACCGGCGGGCTGTCATGTGGCGTTTTAGGTTTCCATGTTTCATCAACAATCGGGGCACCAGGGCTGCTTTCGATTGCCACCATACCGCGTGACATGAACGTCTTTGCCCGCGCCCGCATCAACGAATAGGCATCCCCCTCCGATCCGATTGATTCCGGAAAATGGTCGTAATCCGTTCCCAGCAGCAACCTTATTGTTGCCGATGACAATTTTGAAATTACAGGCCAGTCCAGCGTCAACTGCGTGCCGCCAACAAACAGTTTCTGATGAATGTTGTCACTGCCGCGCCCCTTGCTCATCCGCGATGCAATTTCAGGGCTATTTCTAATCATGGGCGCCAGTTTGTTTTTTTCAAACTCTGACGCCGCATCCTTGGTCATTTGAAACAATGCAATGCGACTCGGGTCACAAGTAATCGCATGAACAGTCGCCGATTGCAGCATCATCGTTTTTCCGGATTGCGACGGTCCAATAAACACCAAACCGCGATATGATCTAGATGCAATCATATCGGTCGGCTCAACCATGTATGGCGTCACATCACGTCTGAATTCCTGCCACTGCCCGCCAACATTGACACGCATGTATTTTTCAGCCGATTCGGTAACCGTCATTGCCTCGGCTGGACGCAATGCCGGCAATGCAATTTTCAGTGCAGATCGCGGATCCGTATATGGTGGCAGCGGTTCAAAATTCATCACCGAAACATTCATATCAGATCACCATACGGTTGCTGACCTCGACATCGGCCGCCTGTTTTTCTTTCAGTTCCGCAGCTTCTATTTTTTCAGACATTGCTTTCAAAATATCAGCCCCAGCACGAACCACCAGTGCCACCTCTTCAGGTTTCAGGCTCAATTCACGCTCCAGCCTGTCCGACAATCCCTCGACACCATCACGCATGATTTTGAAAATGGATTCGATCAGGTCTGTGACCTCTTCCAACCGAACCAGCTGACGCCGCATTTGCGCTGCACGCGAATAGGCAAAATCGGCCTCGTTCAACTCCCTTCGTTCTTTTGTCGACAGCTGTGCTTGCGGGTCATCCATATCGAGACCAAGCAACATCGCCTGCATTTTCTGTATCGACTGCTTGTTATGCTCCGATCGCGCACGGTCTTTGTCGTCGCGGTCCATTTTCCAAGCATAACAATGCGACAATCGCAAAACATATGCCTTGCCAGCCCCACCCTGCTCGACAATGGGAAAATCTGGGTCTTTGATCCATTTTCCGATTGTATTGACAGAAGTCCCAAGTGCCGCCGCCAGTTCGTCCTGGTTCATATCCGCATCCGCAATACCGCGCGGCAACGGATGCCGGTCCAGTTTCGCCTGCAGATCAGGCGTCACATCAACCTCGATCAACTCAATTTCTGGTGTAGCCGTCTTTTCCGTCATAACAACACCAACAACAACCCCTTCTCAAACCTCCGAAATTTGCCAAAAACCCCAACCCCACGGGGCGCGAATTACCCGCGTGCTGTTAATGGGCCGGAAGGACCCAAAACTATTTTGCCGTTGCCATTGCCCGCCGCATGTTCTTGACGAAATGACGCGGCAAAACGACCAGTGCAGTCTTTTCCGCCGCATCATGAAAATCATAACGCTTGCGATATTTTGCTCGGTCACGAAACGACACCAGAAGAACAGCACCGGCAGCACGCCGCCTGCTTTTAGACTTCCTTTTGTAGATGCCGGGCTGTAAGTGCCGCGTGCGCGGATCGTTCTTACTGGCAACAAATGTATCACGTCGCGCCACCGCGCGCTTAACAGAACCACGCGGCAGGTTCCCGTATTTGTTCTTGCGCTGCGCCACCGGCATCAGGATTGCATTACGCTTTGGAAGCCTGATACCGCCGGTGATGTTCAACATCAGATATTCCGCCTGTATCTTTTTGAAACCAACCTCGCCGATCAGGCGCCGTTTACTAGCCCGGCGGGTATAAACCCCGCGCTTCGTAAATGGTGTCGGCCTGTCGAATTTCTTCTCCAAAGTTTTTAACGTGTTTGCTTTGATATCGTCGGTGGCGTCATTGATCGTCAACATAAGCGCGAACGGCAACTGACGATTGGCCACATCAGATAGACCGCGCTCAAACTGCCCGCCGTTCCATTCGACTTTAAACATCCGCCAAATCGCTCCATTCATAAACTGGTTGCCGGGGCAGGACTTGAACCTGCGACCTCGTGGTTATGAGCCACACGAGCTACCAACTGCTCCACCCGGACAAACGAAAGCGCCCGCAGGGTTTCCCCTCGGGCGCAATTCGGCTGACTGCTATATGTCAATATACCTAGGATTTCGTCAAGCCTTTTTTCCATGGCGACAACACAGGCATGGAGTCCGTCACAACATGCGCAGACAGATTGTTGTGGATTTGAAAGGTGTTGCGCAACTCAAGCAGCACAGAATACCAATGCAAATAAGCACGCCGCGCCGCCGCGATCTGCGAACCTGTCGGATACCAGCGCGCCGGACAGAACAACACACGGTCATGAACCACCACGCCCTTGCGATTACGGCGCGGCTGTGGCGCCCAACCTTCAGCCCCCAATCCGGCAGCGTCATCGGTGCGGGCGAAGGTGCCGTGCCGGTTGGTATGCGTTTCGCCAGGAACCAGCCGTGGTGTGGCGTCCGGCATCCAGTCAGGTTCGCGACCAGCACGCGCCAGTTCCGCAATCCACATCGCTGTGCGCCGACCGCCCAATGCCTCGGGCAATGCTGCCAATGCCGACACCACGATGTCAGCATCGGGATGCGGGTCTGACCTGCCACCACCATCCACACGGCACCCCAGCTTGGCCTGCTCCATCATCTTGTATTCCATCGACACAGATGATGGCAGCCAACCGGACGAACTCTGGACCTCGTTGAAATCAAGACTTGCCAGTTCTTTCTGGAAAGCCCATTCCAGCAATCCACGGATCGACACCAGCCGCACCTTTCCACGCCGCAACTGATCACCTCTTTGCAATTGAACCGTCATGCTCTGCCCTCTTTTTCTATATTTAGTGGCTGCATTGTTATTTCTAACAATATGTTGTTTTCTCGTTTGGAATTAACGGTCTGAACGGCCTGAAACAGTAAACAAACGGCCCGAGATAGAGCGAGATACGTTAATGCCAACCAGTTGATAATGCGGTGTAAATGTGGTGGATCACGGCCCGAACGGCCCGAACGGCCTGAAATGCCAAGTAACGCATGGAACAACAGTTTACCCCCAAACCCCGTCTGGTAAACCGCGCGCGCATTACCTCGCATCTCGGGCCGTTCGGGCCGTTCGGGCCGCAATTCAGGCGCAAACCGTTGAATACAAACAACTTCCCCCAAACCCCGTTTCACGATCTCCGACCGACAAAATGCAGTCTCGGACCGGTCGGACCGTAATGATTTCCGAAGTCGGATAAGGGGGTGCGGGGAATGGTCGGCGCGTGGCGCGTGGGTGTTGACCAAAACGGTCAACGGAAATCACCATCACCGCCGCCACCGGACGCCGATCTGGACGTCGAGGCCACGGGGTGGCCCTGCGCATTGCGCGGGGCATCGTCAAAGTCTTTCTGGAACATGTCCTGAAACCGGATGCCACGGTATCCCGTGACGCGCTGCTTGGCCGAGGTGTAAACCTTGCCAGTGGCAGGGTCACGGTATCGGTTGGCCATCTTTTTCAGCTTTAGCGAAACGGTGCGCTGGCCATACATGCCATCGCCTTTCATATCCAGCCACAGGTTAAACCCGTCAACCAGGTCACGCGCGGTGGTGAAATCAGGCGGATTGCCCGTTACAATGCAGCATTCCTGCAAATACGATCCGAACGGGTCACTCTCGCTGCGATACTCAAGGGTCGCATCCAGAACCTGCTGTGGTTCCTGCAATCCGCCTTCCAGATAATCCAGCAGGCCGGTGACCAGCCAGTTCAGGATACCGGCGCGCTCGCGCTCGAACAATTCATCGCCCAGCTTTTCGTTGCGCTCGGCTTGCGGGATTTTCACATCGAACGGCACCAGCAGCACGCGCCGCCAGATGCCATCATCCGTGCCGCGGATGTCCGGTTTGTGGTTGCCAGAAATCGTCAGTTTGAATTTCGGCTTTACCTCGACAAAATCGGAATGCAGCTGGCGCACCAGTATCGGCTCGCCGCCGGTCAATTCCTTGATCATACCCTCTTTCAGGCGCTCGCCTTCCTCTGGTTCACTGGCCCGCACCATGCGTGCGCCAACCAGCGGAATCAGATCGGGCGTGGCATCACCGCCACCGCGCCGGTTGCGACCAGTCAGGCTCTCGATCTTGGCGGTGGCGGAATAATCGCCGAACAAACGCGCGATCAGATCGACCAGCACGGATTTTCCGTTGGCGCCATCGCCGTAAAGGAATGCAAATTTCTGCTCGCCGGTTAGCGATGTCATCGACAGGCCGAACCAGCGCTGCAAAAACGCGCGCATATCGCGGTTCGGCTGGATCCGTTCAAGGAAGGCATCAAAGCCGGGGCATGTCGCGTCCGGATCATATTCAACCGGCAGCATCTTGGTGATGTATTGCGGCGCGTTGTGGCCGGTAACTGTGGCCTCGCGCACATGCGGTTCCAGCACCACATCGGAAACTTTGGAAAACCCCTCGCCAGTGCCGCCGGTCACGGAAAACCGCAACACGCCGGATTCTGTATTCACGGTCAACGGGTCACTGTCCAGATCATCAACCTCGCGCGCCAGATGCACGGTTGATTCCGTCAGCATAGCGTTGATGCGACCATTGTTGCCGGTGGTCTTGGCAAAACTGCGATGCTCTGACTTCATCTTGGATTTGCGTTCCTTGATCTTGCCAATCCAGACCAGTTTCTGGCGCAAATCATCGTATTCGACCTGTTGTTCCGGCGTGCGCGCGTCCCGTTCCATTGCTTCCAGCGGAGCCAGGGCGCAACGGGTGGAAAGTTCTGCCTCAAGTTCTGCCCGCTGCCAGTTTTCCAAATCCATATGCGGGATTTCGGCAATGATATGGTCCTGCACCTTTTGCGCCTTGGCGCGCACGGCGATCATATCGTGATCCTGTTGCCAGCGTTTGCCGTCCCACAGGAACCAGCCAACACGCGGCACCATAATGGCATCCTCGCCGAAATACAGATTGAACCGCTGGCCGTTGCCGGTGTCGTTTTCCGGAAATGCGGCACCTCGCGCCTCGATCGGCTCATCCCCGTCAGGTTGGCTGGGTGCGGGCGGCTCTTGCCCGGGCTGATCCTCTGGCGGCACAGACAGACCATCCACCGGCGCGATATCCTCGGCGGCGTCGAACTTGTCTTTCACCTTTTCCAGATTGTCAGTCATGCTGCACCCGCTTTTTCGCGCAGGAACGCCTTGAATAAAGCCAACATTGTGCGGCTCAAAAGGAACTGGCGGGATTTATTGAAATATTTCGGCGTGTCACGCATCTTGTCCACACCGGACAACAGCCGATCCAAGCAGTTAGCGTCCAGAAACTCGACCAGCATTTGTTCGCCGGGGTTACCGTGTTCCAGCAGGCAGGTAATCCACGGGCGCAAAACAGTCGCCGAATATATCACCGGCCAATCCGCATCCGCGCATTGGCGCAGGCTATGCAGCGCGGCTGTCACGGCCCATGCGTTGCCATCCTCGACATGGCCACGCACCAGGCCGATGCAATAAACCTCACCGCCTTTTTTAGCCACCGTTGACGCATTAGCAGTCATCAACCGACAACCGGCAGCCCTGACCGCGGCATTGGCCCGCACCGCCCAATCCTCACCTGCGGCCAGTGCTGCACGGAATATCTGGAACGGCGTCACATTGGTGACATTACCATTCACCCAACTGAACGCGCGGGCCTGTTCCTCCAGCGGCATTTCAACCACCATTGCCGGAACAGATTTATAACCGAAGATCGCGGCGGCATGGGTGCGGTGCTGGCCATCAATGATGGCAAACCGCCCGCCAATGACCGGCGCAACAAGCAGCGGCGTGAAACGGCTCCACCAGAAATCGGCGGCAATCGCCTCGATATTCTTGCGTCCACGCTTTTCCAGCTTGCGCTGATAGGTGTCATCAATCACCAGATCGGATATATCAACCCACTTCAATTCCGGTGCATCCTGTGAAGAATGGCGAAAACCGTCAAAACCGGCCAGATCAATCTTGCGATAACGATCACTCATTCCCCGCCCCCTTTCAGCACATCGTTCAAATCCACACCAACGCCAGCCTCTACAATCTGCCCCACCAGACCGGGGCGGACGGCCATTGCGCGGCGCAAACCGGACTCCAGTTTGGCGCGGGTCATGCGCGGCTCGGAATCGCCATCCATGATGAACACCAAACGCCTAACCCATGCGGGCGGCACAAAGGCTGCTGTGTCAGACATGTCCGGCAGACCCGCGAACCGCTTGCCCTTGCCACGCTGCATCCGGCCCGACATGTTGCCCAGATCAACGGCGCACCAATAGGCCGCACCGGCAATCGGCTGGGCGGCAAGGGCCGTCATGGTGGTTTCAATCCCCTCGCCCATCACCAGCGTGTCAGCGGCCAGCGGGGTGTGCAGCCGGATCGCACCGCCCTTTTTGGAACCGCGCACCATTTTGGACGGCAGCACATCATCGCCATACGTGATCCGCGCCTTGCCGTTGTCCTGCGTCAGGTCAATCCATGTCTGATGGACCGCCGCACCCCGATCATCCGGCGACTGGATCAATCCGATCATGCAGGGGCCGCGATGCGCGGTCACCAGCTGGCCGCCGATTTTCTTGACATAAGGATGATCAGGAATCAGGCGCAAAACATCCGGCAATTCAGGCAGCATGTCATAGGTGATGCCGCGCAACTCGAAATAATCGTGCAGCATACTGCGCAGATGCCCCCGCCCCTTGCGCCAGATCACGCTGGCATCCTTGCGGGCACGCTTGCGGGCCTTGGCTTTGTATGCGTCCTGTTTTTTCTTGTTGGCCTCTGACTTCTTTTTGCGCTCCGCAATGACCTTTGGATCAACCGCGATATCCATCCCGCCGACCAGTAATTCCAACGCCTCTTTGAATTCAATCCGCTTGAATTGCATGGTCAGCGCGATCATGTCACCGCCGCGCACACCGCAGTCATGGCGACAGAAAAACCCCTTGTCATCGATGCTGATATTGAACCTGTCTGTCCCGCCACATTCAAAACACGGGCCAGAATACCAGCCACTTGCTGCGCGCAGGTCATGGATGCCAAGTTTGAACAATACGTCTTTAACGCTCAAATCCTTGGCTTCATCAATCGCGGATTTAAACCACTGATCACGTTTTGCGCGCCGCTCTGCCGCAGCATCCTTATATTTCTTTGCCTGATCGTGTGTAAATATCATCACCGGCCACCCCGCTGCAATTCCCGTGCGCGGTGCGCCAGTGTTGTCACCTCGCCTTGCGTCAGGGGGTGCCCCTGTTGTTCACAGGCCGCCTTGAATGCGTTCAACTCGTCCATGCACTCAAGCGTGGCGATCTTGTCGATGCGCGCGGTCTTGCCAAACCGGCGCGCCTGCATCAGCAGGGTTTGTGATGCTGCATTCATTGCAAATCCGCCCGTTTTTGCCACTCGTATTCCGGCTCGGCCTCGATATGCCGCAGCACCATTCCGACATGTTTTGGGCTACGAGAACCAATCCAGACGCAAACAAAATCCAGCAGCGATTCTCCAGCAGCTTCTGGGGATTCTCGACTGGTAATCATAAATGCCAGCACAGCAAGACGAGCAGCGTCATCATCCCAAACAAACTCCAATGCCTTTTGTGCAAGATCGGCACGCCAGCGGTCGGTCAAATGCCCGCACTTGGCTTTTAACGCCACGGTGCTGGCAAATAATCCAAAGGCAACGGCAGTGTTATTCATGATGCGCGGCCCGCCGATTTGCGCGCCCAGTCCTGACAATCCCACGCCCGGTTCAACCCGCTGCGCAAACCGCCCAACAGATTGCAACGCGCCGTGGTGCGGATGATGTCGCCGTCGAAATGCACACAGACACCACAGCAACGCCGCAGGTGGGTGGCACATGTTGGAAATTTCGGATTCCGGTCGTTCGGTCTGATAACGGCCCTGGTATTGTCTGATTTCAGAAATGGGTCAGTCATGCCACAGCCCCCAACTTTCCGGCCTCGTTGCCCCAGGTGGTCCAGCCAGCGCGGTTGGTGCGGGAAAACAACTCGATCCGCCGCGCGTGCGGCATCAAACCCTCGGCGGCAATAAATGCCTCGTCCGGTTTTTGCGAATGGGCGCGGCGCACGGCCTCGATCGTGATGCTGCCTGATGGCCAGTCACCGCCATCCGCAAGCGAATGAAACCCGTCATCATAGGTTGGCAATGTCGATCTGGTGGATCGCGTGGTTTTTGGTGAACCGATTGTGCCAATCAAAAATGGCTCGTTCGAGGAACGCAGAACATATCCGGTGCCAAACGCGTCCTTGCCGCGCGTGGTGCGTTTCACCCATGTGCCGGCAGTCTTGAATTCGAACCCCCAACGGTCCAACACCTGCAATGCCTGCGGCAACATCGGATTGGTGGCCCACAGCCACAGCAAACAATTAGGCGCTGCCATAGCCTCAACCGGCATGTCGCAAATCCATTCCAGTGGCGTGCAATCGTAATGCGCCATCGCATTCTTTTCCTCGCCAGCCTCTGACCAGTTGTCAAACTGCCACGGCGGATCAGCCATGATTAAATCAAAACCACCGTTGGGGCGGATGGATATGAAATCTGCAAGCAGGCTCATAACACCCTCACCCGATGCCACCACATCTGCATTGTGCGCGCCGATGTGCCCCACTTTTCACCCAGCTTTTGCAACGCGGCATATTTACCATCGGTGCGGCGCAGCGCCTTGATCTTTTCCTCGCCCAACCGGTCAATCAGACCGTCACGCACAGCAGGGCGATGACGGCGTCGCAGCATGGACACAGCAGGCATGGCGGCACGCATGGCTACCTCGCGCGCCAACCCGCAAGGCTTGCCTTGATCCCCGCCGCGCACCCAACCCTTGCGCTTGATCATCTGGTAAATCGCCTTTTCCGATATCGGATAATCATCGGCGATGTCGCCAACCCGATCACCCGCCTCGAACCGCGCCTTGATTGCGGCAATATCGGCAACCGGCAATCCTTGATGCGGCTTCTTTCTCTTGACCTGTTTAGGGGACGGCAATCCGAACCGCTTGGCCGCCAGATAAAGTGATGCGTGCGATTTCACATCGAATTCAGCCAGCAAATCAGCATATGTCACGTCAGGATCGCACCACAGTTCTGCAAAGGCATCGCGGTCGGTGATTTTCGAAAAGGACACCTACACCACCCCGCAAAAAGGGCCGCGCAGCGTGAACCGCGCGGCCAAGTTAACAGGGAGGTAAGTGGGGGGCCTACACGCGGACACACCCGCCCCCCGATAGGTGTCCAAGCGGGCATTCCCAAACCCGTTTGCCCGCGAATTCATCATGCCGCACACCCCATGTGTCTGGCAAATTCGACCGGTGCGGCCATTGCCGCCAATGCCACCTTGTCTCCGGTCGGGCGGCTGATGCCGTTCAGCCAGTTTTCGGCGGTCTGGTCTGTCACGTCAAAGTGATAGGCCACATCGACAGAATTGCGGAAATTGCGGCGCAGGAATTCCGCCCACAGGTCTGGAAAAACCACCCTGTATCTGTGTGCGTCAAAAGGTTTTCCAAAAACTTTTGGATGGGACATTTGGGATTCTTTCGTTTTAGGTTCAATCCGTGAGTGATGAACATTTGAAACGACAGAAAAGGAACAGGGGGTCGGCATCAGTTGGCCCCCTGATAATCATCAGATAGAATACCAAAAATAATCGCGAGGATTGAAGTATGGCTTCCACCAAAACAAAAACGATTGCGGTGATATCCGCCGCTATTTTGGGGACGATGATCTGGTATCTGAATGCGCCCAAAACAGACATCGACGGCATTCCGATCACATCCCTTTGCGCAGTTGAAAATGACTTCATCCGCGCCGACAGATTTGCAGACGGATATGCCGGATATCCATCCGCCCCAGAGGCCACGCCGGATGCTGTGCGTGAATTTCTTGACAACCCGGAAAAGGTTAAAATTTGGCGCGAGGCCAGTGAAAAAATGAAAACAGCGACCATCGCTAAATTTGAACACGCCCACAAGCGCAGCTTTGACGACATCTGGACAAAATGGACAGAATATCGTGCTGCAACCGGCATTTCGTGCGACAGGTGACGATAGGGCGAAACTGGACATCATCCGGACTCCTGCATTTCGTCCGCTGGCGGGTTCTCGGCCATGTATTCCCGCAGCCGCGCAATATCCTCGTCCATCTTTTGCTTTTTGCGCTTGAACCGCTCGACAAACCGGCTGTTCCCGACCGCCCGAACGCACACAGTCGAGGCGCTAAGCCCCGTTTTGGCGCAATATTCTTTCAGTTCGGATGTGATGCTTTCATTATTCATGGCCCGTTTATTGGCCAATAGTCCAATTGTTGTCAAGGACAAATGGCCATTGGACGCAAGAAAAAACCAAGAGTAAGCAAAAACCATGTCAGATAGATTTAGAAATAGGATGATTGCCGCGCTTGAAAGCACAGGCATGACAGTGGCAGAATTATCCCGCCGGTCAGGCGTCAGTTACGACGCAATCAGCAAACTGAAACGCCGCGAGAACGCCTCAACCTCAATGGAAAACGCGGAAAAGATCGCGAAAGCCCTTGGTATCAAACCAGAAACGGCTGGATTTAGCGAAGGCGATGATACCTTTGACACGCAAACACAGCCGCAATCTGAAACAGTTGACCCGCGCGGCACCCACGCCGAACTCGGGCACAATGATATAGGCGTATCTATTCGCGATGGTAAAATCATCGTCAACGCAGCCGTTGATAAAGAGGGGCTTGAGTCCCTGCGCAAAATGCTGGATGCGATGGAACGCCTGATCGACCAGCAAAAATAGCGACAATCCGCCAAGTCACCTGCCTGACAGTCTGGCCTATTTTGGCCATGTGTCCATTTTTATCTTGACCTTGGCCATTTGTCCATTTATTTAGCCTACCATCAACACACCGATGGAGGCTACCGATGCAGCATATCTTTCCCAACCCGAAACGCGCCGCGATCCTGAGCCAGCAACGGCTGGACCGTGCCCGCGCAATCATCCGGCGCGGCACAGCAGCATCCCTGCCCGCCGTCATCATGATCGCCTGTCGCACCCTCATCGACCTGTCCCCGCACAGCTATGAACGCTTCGCCGCCCGCGAGGCGCTGGAATCAATAAACCGGAGGGCCGCGTAATGCCTGACTTTGCACCAATTCATGTGATCGGCTCACTAGAAGAAACTGAAATATTTACCACCACATACCCCAATAGACGCGCGTCCAGAGGCTGGGGCAGCAGATACCTTAACCGGTTCAAAACTGTTGGCAAAAAACGCTACCAGCTTCACGCAACGCGCGGCTGGAAATGTATCGGTGCCGCAAAATGATCCGCAGCACCCTCACATTCACCGCCGCCTTTCTGACCGGCCTGGTCATCGCCCACACAGTGGTGCGCACCTTTCAGGAACTATTCGCAATGGGGGTGATGTGATGCGCTGGGGCGGTGAAACACTGGAACAATACGTTGATCGAGTTACCAAATGGCACCGCGTATTTGCACTGCTTCCAGAGCAAATGACCGAGGGCGAGGACGCCGGAACGTGGATTTGGCTGGAGCATTACGAGCGCCGAATTTTGGTAAACCAGATGCGCACCAGAATGATCACCGAACGCCGGACGCTCGGAACACCGGACAGGCCAACACCAAGGCATGTTGCGACGACGCCATGCCCCAAAGAAAAGTGAAGGAGCGAACAAATGACAGACGCAATCCAGCACTTCAAACCACCACCGCCGCCGCTGCCATTAGAACCAATCGTCAACTATGGCAAGCCAAAGCGGCGGCATGACGTGCGCCAACAATCATCCACCGAACTGCTGGTGGATGCGATCATAATCGCAAAAGCCGCAGGTGACCTGAAATCAGCCCTGCCGGACGCATTGGCAGCCGCCGGAATCGTTGACGATGAAACCTGCGACGCGATCGCCAACCGGATCGGCCGCATCCCGCACCTTTACAAACGAGGGTTAATCACATGACAGACGCAATCCAGCACCTTGTCACCCGCCTGACAGCGCAAACGCTGACCAGCCGGATTGATACGATGATGAACGCCGCGATCGAAACCGGCGGTTATTACGAACAGCCCCGCGCTGGCGATAATTGGTCCAGCCACATGGTGGAAATCAAGGTCCACCACCTGTCAGCAGACGGCAGCACCGACGCCGAGGCGATCCGCAACTGGATCCGTGTCGCCGAAAACCACATTCAGGCCGAACACGCCGCCGCCACCATCACAGCTGACCACCAGGTGCCAGCCGCCGATCTGCGCAACGCCTGCCAGACCGTGGTCAACCACCGTGGCAGCCGCCCCCATCCATTACACGCCCGCGCCGAATTGCTGCTGGGCGTTCTGGACAGGGTTGGCGCATGACACGCAAAAAACACCAACGCCTGCTGCGCACCGTCCCCACTGCTCGCGGGGCAACAACTGCCTGTGACGTGCGCGGCCCACTCGCTGGCGGGTCTGCCGATGTGCAACCCGCCAGCACTTTTGACTGCGCAAACTGGCCCGCGTGCGGCTGCCCTGATGGCGCTGTCAGCCATGACTGCCCAGCCCTAAAACGAATGGTCGCAGAACGCCGGTTCCAGCCAATTGCAGCGCCAGAAAAACCGGAAAAACCAACACCAATTGCAATCGCACGGGCATTGCTGTGCATGTTCCCGTTTGCCGCACTGATAATTGCAGGCGCCCTTGTCGCCGCGATGATTATAGGCGCGGTTATCGCGCTGGTATTTTGAAAGGATTGAATGATGATCAATTTTGATCACAATAACCCGCTTACGACAAGTATCGTGAAAGCCTGTCGCCACGTTCCCGCGCCTAACTGCATTGGTGTGATTTGCCATCGGGCAGGCACCGGCGCAATGGCCACAGAGGCCATTGTTTCAGACCTGATCAGCCAAGGTGTAATCCTGGAAACGCGCGGTAGGTATGAGGTGGCGAAATGACCAATAACATAGTGACCGACCAAGCCCTCGACACGTTCTTAAGTGATGTCCACATCGAGGTTCTAAGGGCTGTGGAAAAATTCCCGCAGCCAAACCCGACAATTGCGGCGATGGCAGAAGAATCCGGCGAATTAGCGAAAGCTATGCTTCACATCCGCGAAGGCAAGTCGAACGATTGGTGGGAGGTCTACAACGAGGCCGTGCAATTGGCTGCAATGGCATGTCGATGCGCCCTTGAGGGCGATCCAACCGTCAATGCGGTTCCAACACAGGAAAATTGCGAATGACCAACATTTCATGGACCACCGAAACATGGAACCCGATTGTCGGCTGTTCCATCGACACCAAGGGCTGCACGAATTGCTATGCGATGCGGCAGGCGTGGCGGTTCTCGCACAACCCGTCAACACCGCAATACCACGGCACGGCCAAACTGGTGAATGGCAATCCGGTCTGGACGGGCAAAATGAACCTTGCGCAAAAGGCAATGCTGAAACCGCTGCACCACAAAAAACCCACCACCTATTTCGTCAACAGCATGGGCGACCTGTTTCACGAAAACGTGCCGGACGAATGGATAGACCAGGTGTTTGCCGTCATGGCGATGCGACCGCAGCACACGTTCCAGATATTGACGAAACGGGCGGAACGGATGCGGAAGTATATGACCAGTCTTAAGTCGCCATCGCGGAAGTTCGATATTCTTCTTGCCGGCAGGAGAACTGGTGTCACCTTGCGTGAGACAAAAGACATTGACGACGCCATTTCCACCTTGCCACTCCCCAACGTCTGGCTGGGCGTATCCTGCGAGGATCAAACCACCGCCGATCTGCGCATACCTGCGCTGCTGCAAACACCGGCAGCCATACGGTTTGTATCGTGTGAACCGCTGCTGGGGCCTGTGGATTTCCATTTTATAGATGGAACCATCTCTGCCCTCCATGGGATAGAGCAGGTCGCGCGGGAAAATGGTTATATTCCAGGGAAATACGAATTAACTGAACAGCTCGACTGGGTAATCTGCGGCGGCGAATCCGGCCCGAACGCCAGACCGATGCACCCGGACTGGGCGCGGTCATTGCGCGATCAATGCGTGGATGCTGGTGTGCCGTTCCATTTCAAACAGTGGGGTGAATTTGCGCCATGGGATGGAGACAATTGGGAAATTCCGGATGGCTGGGATGATGTAGCGTGTCGAGACAATGTTTTTTTGCGCCATGGGGTGGAATACCTGAAAGTTGGGCCAAAAACTGCCGGTCGCCTACTGGATGGCCGCGAGTGGCTGCAAATGCCGGAGGTGCGGACATGACCATCAGACCAATCCTAATGAGCGGCAGCATGGTTCGTGCCGTCTTGCGCCAGATAAAATGCCGTGACGGCAAAACGCAAACCCGTCGTATCGCAACAGCCGGAACAACCACATGGGACGGTGGTGCGTGGCCACAGGAATGGCGCGGCCACCATATTGGCGATCTGGCATGGGTCGATAACAGCTTCCCCGACAGCCCGATATTGAAAATCAATACGGCTACAGGTGACACAACACACCGCATCCGCCCGCGCATCGAGGCCGGTGATCTGCTGTATGTTCGGGAACAGTGGGGAACGCCACCAAAGTTTGACCAGATACCGCCAAGAGACTTGGCCAAAGGCTCACAGGTCCATTATCTGGCGGGGCCTGATGATACCTATTACGCATGGGGTCGATTGCGGCAGGGGATGCACATGCCACGCTGGGCCAGCCGGATAACGCTGTCGGTAACGGATGTGCGGTTCGAGCGATTGCAGGATATCAGCGAAACAGATGCCGCCGCCGAGGGGGTCGCACCATGTCCGGTATTCTGGACCGCTGCCAATCCAGAATACAGCGTTCACGGCGAAACAAACATCTATCCGTGGCGCATCGGTGCTTTCACCGAACTCTGGAACAACATCAACGAAGATCGCGGCTTCGGTTGGGAAACAAACCCGTGGGTGGTGGTGATCGAGTTTGAGCCGCACCTTTGCAATGTGGATCGGATGAATGGGGTGCAGGCATGACCAAAAACAAACTGACCGATCTAAACAACCATCTGTACGCCCAGCTAGAACGATTGGGCGACAAGGATCTGACACCGGAACAGATCGAGGACGAGGCCAAACGCGCCAAGGCGATCGTTGATGTGGCCGACCAAATCAATGCCAACGCCGACTTGCAGTTGAAGGCGGCGAAACTGTTTGCAGAACACGGCCAGAACGTCCTGCCAATGTTGCCCCAGATCGGTGGCGAAAAATGAAGGGATCGGCAATCAAATATTCCGAGGCCGAATTGCGCTGGATCGAGGAACACAAATCACAGGTGCGCCGGATCAGCCACGCCGAATTCGTCAAACGGTTTGGCCGCCGCGACGTGACCCTGCAAAACTATGTGGCCCTGTGTAAACGCAGGGGCTGGATGACCGGACGCACCGGCCAGTTTCATGCCGGTCAGAAATCGTGGAACAAGGGGAAAAAGGTTGGCCTGCACCCGGGCAGCGCGGCCACTACATTCAAAAAAGGCTGTATGATGGGGGCGGCGCGGGCAAAATATCAACCGATCGGGACCGAACGCATAACCAGTGATGGTTATATTGAACGCAAGATCCATGACGGGCAACCAATACAATCGCGTTGGCAAACCGTGCAGAGGATAAATTGGGAACAGCAGAACGGGCCTGTGCCGGATGGTCACGTTCTGAAATGTCTGGACGGTGACAAAACAAACACCGATCCGTCAAACTGGGAGTGCATCCCGCGCGCCCTGCTGCCCCGTCTCAATGCCCGCTGGCGTGGCATCAAATATGACGATGCAGAACCCGCTGTGAAACCGGCTGTAATGGCCGTGGCAAAACTGGATCATGCAATCAGGGCGGCAAAAAAATGACAAAATGTAATTGCTGCAAAGGCACGGGCCGGATTGAATACACCGCTACCCAGCTGGACCTGATGACCGCATATCTCGCGGTGATGGAACGCAAATTAAAACGGGAAGGGAGTGGATCAAAATGACAGACATTTTAGCCTTGGCGCTTTGGTTTTTCCTGCTGTTCCCAGGACTGGCAGGAAGGTGGTTTGCAAAAGCTGTTACCGGTTACAAAAATGAGATGAACAGAAAATGACAACACCTAAACGCATACAGCGCAAACGAACGAAGGGCTGGCGCAAACCCAGCGGGTCGGTGGTTGTCGATCGCACGTCGCGGTTTGGCAATCCATACATTGTAGGGGTGCATGGCAACGCACAGAAATGCGTCGATCTATACAGGTCGGCGATGGCTGGGTGGATTGGTTTTGGCAACACAAAGCCACCACACCCGCCCGTTGTTGGCGTGATCAAGGCACAGGACAATCTGCGCACCTATGGCCACCTGTTGCGCCGCAAGGATCTGGTGTGCTGGTGCGGGATAGACCAGCCGTGCCATGCGGATGTTCTGCTAGAAATTGTAAATTATGAGGTGATGGGATGAGACTAGAACGGCTTACAATAAATCGCAATCAATATGGAAAGCACAAGGGGCGGCTTGCGGGGCAGATAACCATTAGCGGGGAATCCGGCGCAATCAACATGAACATCAGGCCAGAACACGCCGAAGCCATCATAGCCGTTTGCGCATCTGCCCTTGTCGATACCGCGAAAGAGGCTGCAAACGTGATGGTCGGAGATTTGATAGAAGCAGAAAAATTGGCAGAGATTGCGAATGCGGAGGGCGAATAATGGCAACAGGTGTCGGATTCGAGGGGGCTAATCACGTATTTCAAGCCCCAAAGGGCGCAACTGACTGCGTTGATTTGCAGGTATACGCCGATGGAAGCCAGATAATATCCTGCTGGCGACTGTCCAAAGAGGAACTGAAACAGGTCACCGAAACTGGCGTCGTATGGGTCAGGATAAACGGCTCTGGAATGCCGCCAATCTATATCGGCGGTGAGGCGATGATGATGGTTGGCGACAGGCCAGCTAGGGCCGAGCCAATCCTGCCAACCAGACCGATAAAGGATCGGAAATGACCTATCCAGCCACACCACCGTTCACCCCAGACACCCTTGCCAACAGGTGGGGTGTTAGTGCTACCACTGTGCGCAATATGTGCGAGGCCGGTTCCCTGCCGCATTTCAGGCTGGGGAAATTGTATAGAATACCGGCGTATGTGGTTGAGGAGATAGAGAATTGCAAATTACAATCGGACGCCTGCGCGGTGGATACTGCGTCATCTGGTACGACGAACATGGCAAGCGCAGGCGCTATCAGCTTGCGGCACGCACCAGAGCGGCAGCCGAAAGCGAAGCGCGCGACAGATACCTGAAAGAAACCGTCAGCCGTGACGGGGCGACGGTATCGGCACTGTGGGATGGATATATCGCCCACCTTGGCGCCAAGAAAACAGCAGAAACGATGAAATGGACGGGGCGCGCAGTGCTGCCTGTGTTCGGGGAATTGCGGCCGGACCAGATCACGGTTGATGATTGCCGGTCATATCTGGCGACCCGCACGGATGCTGGCAGGGCCATCGGCAGCGTCCACACCGAACTGGGCCACTTGCGCAGCGCCATGCGATGGGCGCAAAAAACAGGGCTGATCGAAAAGGTACCGCACATCGAACTGCCGCCAAAACCGGCATCGGATGTCAGGCCGCTATCGGATTCGGAAATCGTGCGGATCATCGACAATTGTCAGGCGTTCCATGTCCGGTTGGCTGTGATCCTGCTGCTGACCACAGGCGCGCGCGTCAGCGCAATACTGGACCGCACATGGGACAAGATCGACTTTGAACGCGGCATCATTGATTTGCGCCAGACAGACGGCATCAGCCGCAAGGGACGCGCCGTGTTGCCAATGAACCGCATGGCCCGCACCGCCCTGCAAACGGCCTACAGCGCGCGGCAATCACAGTGGGTGGTCGAATATAACGGCCAGCGGGTGAAATCAATCCGCAAGGGGTTCTCGAACGCCCTGACGCGCGCGGGCCTGCACGGCGTGAATATCCACCAGATCAGGCACACCGTTGCTGTGAAAATGCTGGCGGCGGGGCAGCCAATCGAGGCGGTGGCGCAATACCTTGGCCACTCCAATACCACCATCACCTACCGAACCTATGCGCGGTTCATGCCCGAGCATCTGGCCGACGCCGCGGCGATTCTGGACATAGATGGGTTCACTGAACCAAGGAACACTTCGCAAGTTGGAAAATATAGATAATAAACGCAATGTTTTCAATGCGGTAAGTGGTGGGTGATAAGAGACTCGAACTCCTGACATCTTCGGTGTAAACGAAGCGCTCTACCAACTGAGCTAATCACCCTTGTGGGGGCGTTTAACGCGAGTTGCACGGGGTATGCAAGCCCCTTTCACACAAAAAACGCACCTCTTATCGGGGTGCGTTGTTTTTTTCGTATATTGGCAAGGCTTGGCCCGAAATCAGGTCGGGATTTTCACCACTTTGTCATCCTCCACCGCATTGCGCTGGCGAATCCGACAGACCATCATCTTGGCGTTGGCCAGTTCTTTGGTCTTTTTCACCATCACCTTGCCCAGCGGTTGCAGGTTCAATTCCTCACCCGCCGCCAAGGCTTCGCCCAGAACAGCCAGCATGGCCTCGATTGTGGGCTTGGCGTCTTTCTTTTTCACACCCGAGCGTTCGACGACCCGCTCGATCAGTTCCTTCTTTCGAAGAACAGGTGCTGAAACTGCCGCCTTGCTGGCGACGGCAGGTTTCGTTTCGGGTTTTCCCACTGCAGGTTTTGCTGCGGCTTTTCCCAGCTTTGTTGTCGGTTTTTGGTCAATCGCCATTACACACTCGCTTCCCATTTATGATACCGTTCATTCTACCCCGCCAAGAGGTAAACATCCACTTATTTAGTGGGTTTTCCAATACAGTCTCAATAATAAGCAAAATGCAGATTGACGCTACGGAAGCGCTATATATAGTTGTTTTTATGTAAATATTATCGCACTTAGAGGGAACACCAGAATGAGAAGAATGCTAATAACAGGCGCTATGATTGTTAGCCTGACAGCAACCAGCACATTTGCCGGCAACCTTGTCGAACCGGCAATGGAGCCGGAAATCGTTGCGGCCGAAACAACCAGCAGCGGCGGAGCAATGGTCGTCCCGATCCTTATGATTGTTCTGATGGCCGCTGCAATCGCAAGCGGTGGCAGTGATACAGCTCCCCCGCCCCCGCCACCAATGGTGAGCGACTCGCGCCTGAAAACAGACATTGTGCAGGTTGGCACCGCCGCCAATGGCCT